TTCAAATCAATGAACTCTGGTACAATTCCAGCGACTGCGTAACTCTTTAATCTTTGTACTAACTCTCTTTTTGTCTCATCTGATAGAAAATCACCATTTCGAGGTTTGACTGAGATGAAGACTTTTCCAAAACGAGGTGGAGACATCTCTTCGCCACCAAAAGCAGTTACAGATTCAACATTTGGATAAATATAACCTAAAACTGATTCATAATCAGATGCCGTGACTGCACGATATTGGGAAGAGTAAATTCTTGGAGCAAAATACTTAATTGACGATATAGATTCAATCTCATCACCATCTCTTGATTTTTCATTAGTTGAAACAAGACCAATTAAGTCAGCATCGATTGCTGCGCCATCTTGATTTGTAATATTTCCTACAAAACTAAATTCTGAAGCACCATTTCCATCTCTTCCGTCAGTTACGATGTAAGAAACCGTAATTTCATTACTATTTGACAGTTTTTTAGCAATTACATCATCACCAAAGATTAATTCATATCTTTCATCCTCAATTTCTTGTAATAAGTAAGAGTTTGATGTTGATGTGACACCTACAATGTTATCAATTTGTGTATAGGTGACTGATGAGGTCGATGAAGACGACGGTTTAACTTTAACTTTGATTGTTGATGTATCAATGAAGGAATTATCAAGAATATATCTTTGATTAAACAAAGAAGTGTCAACAGTAAAGGTTTGTGAAATAAAAACACCCTCATATATCTCAATATTCGTAAATTCTGCAAATCCGTTCACTACAGGAACTGTAATGTCTTCTGGAATACAAAATATGAAGTTTGTGTTCTCTCCAGCACCATTACAAATGACACCAGCGTTAATTGTAAGTGTTGATGTGTCTACTAGACCATCTACAGTAAAAGATATTCTTGCTCTTGATGATCTACGAGATCTTGGAACGTATCCGATGTTTCTGGCAAGTGCAACGACGTTTTCTCGAAGTGTAGCGGAGTCAAGAAAACACTCATTCGCTGCCATGTTAGTATTATAAGCAGTCGTGTATGTATTATATGCTAATGCGTCAATAATTATTGAAAGGTTAGACCCCTCAAAGTCATAATCCGTAAAATTAGTATTTGCCCTCAGATAATCTCTGATGGATGTCTTGATTTGATCAAAATCTAAATTAACATATTGTCCAAAGGCCATTATACTCTAGCTGGGAATAAGAGAACGTCTACTTCTTGTGTTGGAGCGGGAAGACCAACGATATCATATTGAACTGTACAATTCATTTCATTTCGATCTGGTGCAACTTGTACAGTTACCTCAATATTATCAATTCTAGGTTCATAGTTAAGTAAGGATGACTTAATTTCATCTGTAATTCTTATCTCACTCAAATTTGTATTTAAATCAAACAAAGATTCATTAATAACTGAACCAAATAGAGGTACAAATGGTTTTTCTCCAAGAACTGTAAAAATTATGTTTTTTACAGACCTTTTTATAGCATCTTCATTACGAATAGTCACCACATCATTAGTCACAGGATGACGTTTGAAGGATAAATTGATATCTTTGAATGCCCTAGAAGCCACTATTTACACAAAAAGTTTCCTGTTTTTATTTATACCGCTTTTTTTATCTTTTTACGACTCGAATTCGATATTTTTCTGATTCTAAAGCGTTAATAATATATTTAGCACTAATTCTTGGGTCTTTTTCGCCGCAAGTGAAGAAATCTGCGTTCATTCGACCAAATTCAGGCCAAGTATGACAAGAAACATGACTTTCAGAGAGTGCAAAAAGACATGTAACACCACATGGACTGAATTTATGTGTATATTCATTCAAAATTGTCATCTCCGACTTTAAAATCGAACGAGTGAAGATGTCACGAAGGAAATTTGGACTATTTAAGTCATCAAAATACCCATCGTAGACATCTAATATTAGATGTTCACCCATTTCATCCCAATTCTGGTTCATTTAAGTCAATTTTAAAGTCACCACCGTAAAAATCAACGTTCATATCAGTGCCTCCAGCGCCTACTTCAACATCAGACGCTCTTTCTTTCGCAGTTTTCCAAAAATAATTCTCTTCTGAACCCAATCCATCACGATCATGACCGTTCTCAACCTGATAATACACGGTTGAAACCTTAAAATCGGGAATCTTAGGTGTCTCAGGAGTGATACTGTTGTCATATATCCTCATTCTGTTGTTTGGATAGAGACAAAACTGTCCATTATCCAATTCTAAGAGGTTATGACTCTTATGTTCCGCTGGTTGTTCACTCGTAGAGTAGTCTACAGCGTCTACATCTTGATGATAATTGTCTAAAGTACAAATATATGTGCCTGTTTGCGTTCCAAAGTCTCTTGTATAAACCTCATAGTGCATTGAACCGATGAATTGTTTCTGAACTGCAACCACACCATAGTCCATACAGTTCCAAAACTGTAGATTGTGTAGTGTCATATCTGGATCTGGTATCTCAGGAGAGGAGAGGAAAGCGGATATCGGTAACTTATCAAACATTGCAGCATAATCTGGTAGATAAGTTTCAAAATAAAACGCACGGCCAGGAATACTCTTTGCAGAAACCCAGACTCCTTTCACAAATTCACCATGACCATACTTATGATCGGTCAAATACTCCTTACGAACCCATACTTCATAAGAAGGTAGATTAGTAATTAATGTACTCATCGACCTTGACCTCGATATTTTTTCTTTGCCTGATTTCGACTCGTTGCAGATAACTTGGTTCTTGCTGATCGACCTTGACGAGTCTTCTTTGGACGAGACTCAATGGTGGGCGTACCCATACTAAAACGAACTGCCATTACTTTGTCCTCCGATCACGATTTAAAGGTCACGCAAAATAGTCACGATTCACAAAGTATAATAATACAAGTGTGAACATAATACCTAGAAAACCAACAATTAATATTGGTGACTGAGGTATGTCATAAACTGGAACTGTCATCTAGCTTTAAAATAATTGTACATAAGATAGGAATAATATCCAAGGGCGGAGAAACACGCTGCTCCAATCAATACTTCCATTACTTCTCCTTGGTCACGTCAATGATCTCAACCTCATCAGGGTCTATCGCATCTGGACGCCCTTCGTCAAACTTCTGAACCAGTATCTGCATTGCATCATACTTACCTGCTTCGCTCAACAGGCCTTGGGAGAGTTCGCGCCCATTATGTATAAGTTTATACTTTCTTTCTAATTTACCTTTAACCATAATAACCTCCTAGTGATGTGGATTGTAAAAATATAACATGAATACGATAACAAGAATTATCGCAATAAAGATGAGACCAGCCATTAGATTACCCTCGTCTTCTCATGACCCACTCGTATTCGTGGATCGCACCATGTTTCAATACCTTCTTTCTTTGCATCTAAACAGAATGAAACATCTTCTCCGCACATATCCTGTACCTTTCCACTATCGAACACTTGCATCTTGGGAGCAAACCAAGGATACTCTAATCTTTCAAAAACACCATGTTTAATTAATACCCAACCAAAACCAGTATAGTCAACTGTAAAAGGTTTTCTCTTTTTGGTGATCGACTCGACAGTCTCGTGATTCATGACTCCGCCATTCTTTGCGAAATCTTCTTCACTTAACCAATGTGCAACAGATGTTGTATGTCCATCCTCAGTTGCATACCAACCCGCTACAATCTCTTTCTCTTCTCCTTCTTCTGGTATTGCTAAGTCAATCAACTGCCAGAACTTCTCGGTATTAAAAACAATATCACTATCAATCCATAACTGATAATCATAGTTGAGTTTACCATCCCAAGGAATCTGTTTGGGGCCTCTCAATACATTTGCACCTAATACCTTACAACGTGCAAAGTTTACCATTGAGGAATAATCTTGAGATATCTGTATTCCATTACCGTTCTGAACTAAGTCAAAACATAACTGAACAAAATTCTTGAGAAAGACGTAAGAACAACCTCTGCCTGGAAGACAGAAAACAATTTGCTTACCTTTCACTCTTTGTTTTATTTTCTCATAATCCCATTCAACCTTTGGTGGGGCTTCTTTGGGAATCACTTTAAATCCTTTAGCCATAAAATGTAGTGTTCACATTCATATTATACCATATTATTTAGGGGTTGTCTATAGACCTCCATTATTCACTGGTGGGTTAATACGACCAGCACTTCGATGACCGCAATGCATTACAGG